TTAGTCCATTCTTGAGATAAGAATTGAAACTTAGATAGAGTAGATTGAAAAGTACCTAGTATGGTTGCTAACCTTACTTTTTCTTTTAATGACTCATGAGTGTCTTCTGCACGCACTACAACTTCAGTCAGGTTACAGAATTGCTTATCCCTCAAAATTATTTCCGAACATGGATTTGTCCCGTAACTCATTGATTCTGAACGTCTTTTCCACTTTCCAGCTTGTTTTTGAGATGCTACTCTGTTAAAGATACCACGCTCACCAGACTTAGACTTCACTAACGATAGCCACTCCTCCATGAATACTTCCATGTCAGGCTTTTCTGTGTATGACACAGAGTTATTAGCTAGACCACGCCACGGAAACTCGTTATACCAAGCACCTATTTTAGCCTCTCTCATACGCTTATCTGTAAGATTAGATAATGAGATAAGAGCTGAACGTCTAACACCTCCTACTACAACTATCTCACCAATCATACAAGTGATATCGTGTACTTCAATAGATGTTAGCTTTCTACCTCTGGCATTAATGAATGTCTCGGTAACAAAGTCAAACAATCTTTTTAATGGCTCATGTCCTGATGCTCTGCCACCAAATGTTTTAAGCCTAGCGCCTGCTGGTCTAACACGAGAGTAGTCAATGGTCGGTATGTCACCTTCCCATAAACTAGATAATAGTTTTTTAAACGCCTTCGCCCACCCAAGTTTGCTGTCGCCAACAACAATAGTATCATCGCAAGGATTAATACTCTCTGGAATTGGTGGTAACTTATCAATCTCTTGTCTTTCACAGCTGAACCCAACCCCTGTTCCGTTCATTAATATATACAAGCACTCAGAAAATGCTCTCTTGTTATTCATAGCTAAATAGCTACAGTTATAAGCAGATATGTTATCACGCTCACAGGCTTCACCTGCTGTCATTAATAACCTCATGCTTGGCATTACTTTTAAGCTCAATACAGCATCATGTATTTTATCTATATCCTTACCTAATACTGGTTGATGTTTACGGATAAAGTCAGTCAGTCTAGTAACTGTCTCATCCCAGTTCTCTCTTCTTTTTAGTTCTGGTATGTATCTAGCATAACGTGATACATGAATGAATCTTTGGTAATTGTCCATTTAGTCTCCTTTCGTTAAGATAAGTCTGCTATATAAGATTTATAGCGACCATTTTTTTCTTTCTTCCAACCCTCTACAAGTAACACCCAGTCTGCATCTCTAAGATGAGGTGTAGCATCAGCCTCAGTAATTTTTTTAATTCTAGCGTTCATATTACTATATGATGTTACCTGTATAGCGTGTGTCTCTCCAGTAATTGATATACCTAATATATCAAAGTTCCAGAGGTCTTGGCGTATTCTAGCAAAGGCGTTCCATTTTTCAACAACCTGCACTAAAACATAATCGCCTGATTCTTTCATTCTTTTTAAAGTTCTTTGTGTTGGTGATGTTTTAGCCATTATGCATCCCCAATATCATCAACAAATCTATCAGGGTCATTAGTTTTAGGTTTTGGCTTGTTGCTTGGTAACTCATTGCCATAGTCATCTTCTTTAATATACTGCCCCTCATTAGGATGTCCGTTAAAGATAGAGTTCCATGCCTTTTCTAGTTCAGCATCGCTAATGTTTTTTGGTCTACGTCCACTTCCTTTTCCCATTTTAATTATCCTCCGTAAATTTAGGTTTTTGAACTCCTACGAAACCGCAGGACTGTTTGTCTGTAGGTTCAAAGTCAAAAGAACTATCACTGTTATGACCTATAGGCATATAAAGATAATTTTCTAATTGACACATCATTATCTTTGCATTAGTACAATTTTGATTGTAGTAGTTAAGAGCATGGTCGCAGTTAACAAAGTTACTAACATAAACTAAATCATCGTATGACTCAGTGTATGATACTGCCATTACAAAGTTACCTACACCTACCTTACTACCTTTATCTTGTGCCAATACACCCATAGCAAACACACCATAAAACACTATAAGCAATGCAACTATAACAAGTTGTAATATGGTAGCAGTTGATACATGACACCATTCCTTCACCTTTCTTTTCTGTTTAAAGTTCATTTTTTGCCCTCCAGTTCTATTAACATATCTATATAATGCTTTGCCTTTTCTAAATCTTGCAAACCATTCTTATCTTTATAACGAGTAACATACTTAATAACATTACCTTGTAAGTAACTTAACCCATTAGCGTTAATATAAGTAACTGGTTGAATAGCCAACTTAGAATAATGGTCACCACCTACTTGCTCTTTTAATTTACTTCCTTCAAGATACTGATAATTTTCTAGTTCTATTTGCATATCTCCTCCTGTAATCGTTGATGTAATTCACGTTGTGTTCCATACCTTTCCTCCCACATCTTTTTACCTATTGTATGAATACCCATACGTCCTTGATGATGGTAGTGACAAAGAGGTATCATCTCTTCATCTTTCATGCCTAGTCCAGTCTTATCTCTAATGTGATGAATGTTACAAGGAGGTAAATCATCTACCCCCTCATACCACCTACACACTACACAACCAAACTCAACCATCTTTTGCATATATAGTTTCTCTGCTTTTTTCATCAGACTATCTTACCTATCCATTTACCATCTTTTACAACCATAGGATGTATGCGAGGCTGACCATCTGCAATAACTAATGATGACATGATAAATCTATCCTTAAAGTTCTTAGCATAACTAAACGCTAATGACTTTTGATTAGTTAAACATCCTGTCTGTGCGCCCCAAACTAAATGGTCTGGATTACTAAAATACTGAATACTAGCTTTACTATGATAGTGTCCTTGCACACAATGCATACCCATTTTCTGAGCTACTTGCAATACATTAGCTGACATACCATGAGTAAAGAAACACCTAGACCCATCGTTAAGAGTAATTGTTAAATCGTTTACCCACTTCCAACCTTTACCTACCTCTAAAAACTCGTTGTAGTGTTTAAGGTAAGCTTTAGGTAGTCCGTACTTTAAAGCTCGTCTATACACTAACGATGAATGATTAGAGTCAACTAACGTCATATCAGGAAATATCTTTTCCAAGTCTTTAACGTATGCTTTACTTAACTTTAACTCATCACCTGCGCTTGGCAAGTCAGGGTCATTGTCATGCATACTGATAGCGTGTTGGTCTAACTCATCACCTATGTTTACTACCAAGTCAAACCCTTTATACTTTTTCTTTAATGCTCTAAGAAAAGCAAACGAGTCTTTATGGTGGTATGGTATATGAAGGTCACCAATAACCATAACTTTATTATACTGAGGCATTTTTTTCTCCTAGTAAATATTCAGCAAACCTAACCTCTTCGTCAAACCTATTAGTAGTTACTCGTCTGTTAGACTCTATTTCATAACCTTTTTTCTTTAGGTTAAATATAACAGCACTTAACCTATATACTCCACACTCTACCCAAGACTGCAACGGATTGATTGTGTTGTTTCTTTGCATATACTCTAAAACTCTTTGCTCTTGCTTACCTAATAATTCCATATTAATAATCTCCTTTAAAGTTAAAACCTAAGCTTGATGCAAATTCCTCAACCCTAGATAGATAGTCTACAAACTCTTTAATGGTAAGTTTAGCAGTTGATGGTACTACCACCATCTCATCACCTAACATCTCTTGCTTGTAAGATAAAAATTTATACTTCATTAACTCGTGCATCTCTCCTACATCGTACCCAAGAAAACTTCCTAGCTCTTCTATTAGTTTCCAGTAGCGTTTGTTTTGCTCAACACTTCTGTTAAACTGAAAAGGCTTTACTTCTACTTCCCAAGCTTTCGATAAGTCTAACTCACCAATTTGCTTTCTTACGTTCTCCAACTCCTCTTCGGATGTCACTTTGTATCTTTTCATATCCTTCGCTCCTGTAAATTTTACCTTCTTTAGATGTCGCTTTAAATTCTACGTCATCCCCAAATGTTTTCTTTACTTCTTTAATAAAGTCTTTAATCATCATTACCACGTCTCCGTATATTCTAAAGTTTTAGGCTTATATCCAAAACCCCATTTAGTCTCAATACCCTGTCCGTGTCTTTGCTTAAGTAAGTAAACAGAACATGGAGACTGACTCATAATTTTCTCATCAATACCACCCTCTGCCATTTCTCTCTCTCGCTTTTTGTTTCTATGCACAGATAAAACATTATCAACTAAGTTGGTTATGTCTGAACTTCCTGATACATCAAACTTACTACTGCCCTCATCTTCTGATGCTGTCTTTCTACTATGAGCAACTAAGAATATATGAATACCTAAGTCTCTAGCAGATACACACAAACTATTTACAAACTGTTTTTGCTTGGCATAGTCTTCTGATGGTATTCCGCACTTCATAAGTGAGTCAATAACCATAAGTTTAACACCTAATTTTTCAGCACAATAGTAAATTACTTCCTGCACTTTCTTGGCTGTTGTTTCACCTTCAGGGTCATACATATACAGTCTTTTTTCTAGCTTGTTAACAAAGTCTGCAATATAATCATCGTTAGGCATAGCCTCGCCTGTTTGCTGACACATCCTTCCTAATGTTTGTTTAGGTAACATCTCAAAAGATGCAATCATGCTTTTCTGTTGTTGCAACAGATGTAACATTACATAGTTGAGCCATGCTGACTTACCATGACCTGAGTACCCTGTGACTAAACTTACCTCGCCACTTCTTATTCTAAAATCTGTATGGGTTCTATGGAACGGCAACCCTAGTCCGCTTGTTAAGTCATCATTAAAATAAGATTTAACGTCATCTAAATACTCGTTAGGACTTTTAATTTTAAGATGCTCTGAGTTATCTCTTTCCTCCATGTAGCCTGATATCTCTTTGTCAGTTACAATAATGTCATTAAGTGTCTGAGAAGTCATCGTACAGAACCCCTTATCCACTCGCTACCTGTATTGGTAAATTTTGTAACGATGGCATCAATACCTCTGGCTCTCAAATAAGACCTAGCCTTAAATGCTCCCATTGCCCACGGAGTTACTAGATATTCCTTAACGCCTCCTGATACTTTATATACAACCATTTTAATCTCCTATGTTGGTGGAGTAGAGCGGACTCGAACCGCTGTCCTAGATGCTAAATTAATTTTACACCTAGTCGAAACCTTAGCTACCCCTATTTTGTTTTAGCGTAGGCATCTCTTACATTACCTACCGCTTTTAATAATCTATCATGTTCTTTATCAGATAATTTTTTACCTGCTCTAATATCTACACTAGCTAAACCTATTAATAAAACTTCATCTCTAATCATCTTCAATACTGCAAAAGGATTAAAGCTATGTTTCTCTGCCTGATACAATTTATTATCAGGTAGTATATCTTTCCATTCCAGTCCTGCACTCTCTAATATTGTTTTAACATCACAACCAGCAAAACAGTTTAGAAGTATTCTATCTCCATCCCCTTGCTTAATTCCTAGTGATGCACTCTTATCTTCGTGGGCTGGGCAACGGCACGAATACTGTCCATTGCCCGTTTCACGCACTCCATCAAAGCGGTTCAGAACCTCTTGAATTAGAATGGTACGTCTGCGCCTTCTACGCTAGCATTACTGCCAGCATCTGAAGACTGAACCTGTGGCTCAGAAAGTCTACCACTCAGGAACTTAACCCCTGATTTGCTCTCCCTA